AAAAGAGCGGCGAAGAATGGACTGTCAAGAGGCTAAAAACCTTGAGGCAGGCCCTCCTCCACTTTATGAGTGGAGACTGCTCGAAAGCAGTGGAAACACTGAAACTCGGTGGCATTGCTTACCACCGGGATGGGACACCCAAAGGCCCATGGCGGTATATATTCCGCCTATCTGAGCAGGATGCCTTCAGTGCTTGGAATGCACTGGGGGTTTATAGCCAATTCAAGTTCCAGCAGCTTCCTAAGTCTGCATGGGACAAGTTTTCAGCAAAGGTCACGAAAGTGACCTATGCAGCTTCTTCAGAAGACAAGCGTGTCTTCCTTCGCGGGGTGGAGGTATTGCAGTCCATCTACGGTCTGCGTCCTAATACATCCCTGGTAAAGGAGATCTTACCGATCTACCATTACCCCTTTAGTCCCACTCGGAGGTCCTTAATTGGACCAATGATGTTTGGACGAGAGGACCATGGGGTGCTCGACCTTGAGGGTCTGGAGCCATTGATTGCAAATCATCTGCCAATATTCGAGAGGATATTAGGTGAATCGATGCGTCATTGGATTTCAGAGGATACCGGATTCGGGCGTCAGGGGTATCGTGCCCCTGATGGGTTCGTTAGAACCATCAACTCCCTTTATAGGGAGGGTGAATACATCGTAGGATCTATTCACTGTATCCCGGAGCCTGGCTATAAAGCCAGGATCATCGCCAACCCAAAACGGTTGATTCAAAAAGCACTCACCCCTTTGGGTGACTGGCTTTTTGAGCAGCTTCGTCGGCTGCCAATGGACGCAACCTTTGACCAAGAGGCGGGACGGAGGATAGTACAAGGGGAGCTCGCGGCTTGTAACCGCGTGTCATCTGTTGACCTTACCTCGGCAACGGATTCATTCCCGAGGCTCCTCAGTCAAGAGCTACTCAAACAGTTTGTTGGAGAGCCCTTTACCACATTCATGGATGACCTCGCCAGGGGTCAGTGGGTCCTTCCAAGGAGAGAGTTTGGTCACTTTCTCCCTAAACCAACTGTACGAGGAGTGTTTCCTGAATATTCGGACCGATATTTTCGGGACGAATCGTGGGATGATCCCGTGGGTTTAGACCCATGGGTGACCATGAGACTTGGTGCCGAACGTTGGCTTGGAACGCCAACAATTCCCAAGTTCGGACCTCCAAAAGAGGTAATCGGCCCAAATGGGGGCATTATGCTCGTCCAGGAGGGTCCAGCTTACTCCGATTGGTGTAAGCAGATGGCCAAGTATACCGAGTTTATGATGGAGCACTACCAGCCAGAGACTGTTAGTTGGGCCCAAGGTCAACCTTTGGGCACTTACCCTTCTTTCGCCGAATTCGCTTTGTCGCACCATGCTGTCCTACTCGGTTTGATCGCCGAGATGGGCATCCCCTGGGATAGTTACGTACTACTCGGGGACGACGTTGCGGTTTTTGATGATGGACTTGCTAC